GTTTAACAACCTATATGCTCCAGAGGAAGATTAATTATGACAACATCCAACAGTACAGACTTTGATCCAAACGTAGCCGAGTTTGTAGAAGAAGCATTTGAAAGATGTGGCCTAGAGCTTAGAACTGGATATGACTTAAAAACGGCAAGAAGGTCTATTAATCTTATGCTAGCTGAATGGGCCAACCGTGGTTTAAATCAGTGGACTATACAACAAGGAACTGAAACAGTTACCAAAGGTACTGCAAGTTATCCTTTAAATACAAACGTTATCGATGTTTTAGATGTTGTTTTAAGAAGAACTACAGCAGGTGTTCAAACTGATATTACTATGGACCGCTTAAGCAGAAGCTCGTTCTTAAATATACCAAATAAAACAAATCAAAGCATGCCATCTCAATACTTTATTAATAAATCTATAACTCCATCTATAGATGTTTGGCCTACTCCAGACAATAGTACAGACGTTTTAGTGTTTAATAAACTTGTAAGGATGGATGATGCTGATACTGGTAGCAATACAATGGATATGCCTTTTAGATTTTATCCATGTTTTGCAGCAGGACTGGCATACTACATATCTATAAAAAAAGCCCCAGATAGATCTGGATTATTAAAACAAGCTTACGAAGAAGAGTTTGACAGAGCTATGTCAACCGATGAAGACAGAGCATCTTTTAGAATAAGACCTTTTAACAGCGTAGGATAATATGGCATACGCAAGTGGTAAATTCGCAATAGGCCTTTGTGATAGATGTGCATTTGAGTATCCTTTGCTAAGCTTAAAAAAAGAATGGAACGGCGCCAAAACATGTCCAGAATGTTTTGAGGTAAAACATCCCCAATTAGAACCGCATACAGCACCTGCGGATCCTCAAGCTTTGTACAACCCAAGACCAGATACAGACAAAGAGGTTGGAGAAGGTTACGTTGTTGTAACTGTTTCTAACATATACTTACCATCATTTATGAATGAATCTATTATTGGTTCTAATTTTGTAGTTCCTGAAATGACAGGAGCTGTTGGAGAGGTTACAATTACAACAACATGACTTTAGAAGAATTAAAAACACTTATTCAAAACTTTACTGAAAACGAAGAAACTACGTTTGTTAACACTTTGAATGATTTTATTATAAATGCCGAGGAAAGGTTATTTCATTTAATACAGTTAGATTTTTTTAGAAAAAATGTTACTGGTAATTTAACTATTGGCAATACTTATTTAACAGCTCCAAGTGATTTTCAAATGTCTTTTTCTTTGGCTGTTATAGATGGTAATGGTGATTATCATTATTTAGATAAAAAACATACAAGTTTTATGAGAGAGTTTTCTCCGGATCCAACAGCAACCTCAGAAAGAGGAAGACCAAAGTATTATGGAGATTTTGACAAAGAGTTATCTACAGGATCTGATAACGGATCTACCCTTATCGTTGCACCTGTACCAGATCAGGATTATAACGTAGAGTTGCATTATTTATACGAGCCGTTAAGCCTAACAAGCCAAACTTCAGGTACTTGGATTTCTCAAAATGCAAGAAATGCTTTACTATATGGTTGTTTAGTTGAGGCTTATACCTTTATGAAAGGCGAGCAAGATATGATGGCCTTGTATGAAAATAGATTCAATCAAGAAGTGTCAAGATTGAAGAATCTAGCTGAAGCTAGAGGACGTCAAGACGAATACAGATATGATTCGTTAAGAACGCAAGTTAGTTAAACTTAAAAAAGGAGAAGATATGAAACCAATCAAGAAACTTGAAGGTAAAACCGTAGCTATTGTAGGCATGGGTAAGAGCTGGTTTGATTATAATTTAGCAAAATCACATGGATCACATTTTGATGAAATATGGGCCATAAACGCAGTTGCATCTGTTATATATCATGACAGAGTATTTATGATGGATCCGTCATCTAGATTCTTAGACGGCGATGATGCTGGGGGGCAGACAGATAGCATGTCTAAGCTTCTACAAGAGCATGAAGGACCTATATATACATGTGAACTAGACGATAGATGTCCTGGACTTGTTGAATACCCAATAAAAGAAGTATTAGGGGCATGCGGATGTCATTATCTAAACAATACCGTATCTTATGCAATTGCCTTTGCTTTATACAACAAGGTAGGAAAAGTTAGATTATTTGGTATAGATTTTAGTTATAGAGGTAATCTTTATTTTGCGGAAGCGGGAAGGGCCTCTGTAGAATTTTGGCTTGGAAAGTGTATGAACGCTGGAATTCAAGTAGAAGTAGCATCTACTAGTAGTTTGTTGGATACATCTGTACCTTTAGATGAAAAACTTTACGGTTATCATCGTCTAGATGATCCCTTAGTCGTAATTCAAGATGAAAAAGGAATTCTTATACCGAAGAAAAGAAGCGAAGTTCAACAATTTAAAGAAGAAAGAGGCCCAGTTCTTATAGATAGAAATGATAGCCACCTTAAAAAAAATCAAATAGGAGAGCCTAAAAAATGGTAATGAGTTATAAAGCAGGACCAGAACTAGGTATGCTAGAAGTGCATACTACAAATGAGGGCGGTCACCCAACAGAGTTTTGGGCTAAATTATGTGTGGATAAAATCATTCAAGTAAGTGATGAAGCGCCAGAAGATATACAAAAACAAGTAAATGCATACAAGGTTAATATTGAAAAAGTTATTAACAATTATATGCAAAATGCTGTAAAAAGTGATAGGATAACAATTAACAATCAATTAGAAAAAGCAGATCTAAAACAAGCTGCTGATTTAATTAGGAATTTATAATATGGCTATTACATCAACACTTACAACAAGCTTTAAAGTAGAGCTTTTAAAAGGTAACCATGATTTTGATACTGGAGCAGATACTTTTAAACTAGCTTTATACACATCATCTGCTACTTTAGGCGCTACTACAACTTCGTTTACAACTACAGGTCAAGCATCTGGAACCAACTACACTTCAGGTGGAGCTAACTTAACAAACGTAACTCCAACATCATCTGGTACAACTGCTTTTTGTGATTTTAATGATTTAACATTTGGTACAGCAACTATTACAGCTAGAGGTTGTATGATTTACAACTCAAGTGACTCAAATAAATCTGTAGCAACAATTGATTTTGGTGGCGATAAAACATCTACTGCTGGAGACTTTACAATCGTATTCCCAGCGGCAGCTTCTTCTACTGCGATTATAAGAATCGCCTAGCGGTAGCCCGGTATGGCTACAGGCTGGGGTAGACAGGGCTGGGGAACCGACGTATGGGGCGGAACCTCGGTAAGCATATCAGTTACCGGTCTTCAAGCAACATCATCTTTAGGAACGATAACCTCAGTTACAGGTGAGGCCAATCTATCAGTTACTGGAATAGCAGCAACATCCTCTTTAGGTAATATAACCCTTGTTACAAACAATATAATATCTGTATCAGGATTATCTGCTACATCTGCTGTTGGGGGAGTGGGTGTAAATGCCCAAGCTGTAGCAGCACTTCCAAGCTTAATATCTTCCGTTGGAGATGTTACGGTACAAATTCAAGCAGAAGCAAATGTTACCCCTGCAGGACAAGCAGCAACATCGGCCTTGGGAACTCCTATAGTTGATGCAGAAGCAGATGTAAATATTACTGGATTTGCGGCTACAGGATCACTTGGATCTGTTTTAACTACAGGAAAGGCAAATATAGCCCCAAGCAGCCAGGTTGGTACTTCTGCTCTTGGAACTCCTGTAATAGATGCAGACGCAAATATAGTATTAACAGGATTTGCGGCTACAAGCGCTTTAGGAACGGTAATTTCAAAAGCAAATGCAGATGTGAATGTAACAGGATTTGGCTTAAGTTCAGGTTTTGGGACTACATCTCTTGTTACTAATAATAACATTTCTGTATCAGGACTATCCTCTACAAGTGCCTTAGGCTCAATATCCATATTATTATCAATAAATGTTAACGTTACAGGTCAATCTGCTACATCTGCTTTAGGAAATGTTACCCAAAATGCTGGAGCGAATGTTATACTAATTGGAGTCAGCGCAACAGGGAATGTTGGTGAGTTTTTAATATGGTCTTTGATTGATGAAAATCAAAATCCAAATTATACTAACATAACAGATACGCAGACATCATCATTTTTGGAAGTTGATGAAACGCAAGCTTCAGGCTGGGCGCAAATAAATAATACGCAATCATCATCATTTGTAGATACTGATGAAACCCAGTCAAAAAACTGGGAAGAAGTCGCTTAAGACAAGAGGAAAAAAATGGCAAGTACATATGTAAACGATTTAAGACTAGAGGAAATGGCCACTGGGGACCAATCTGGAACTTGGGGCGAAACAACAAATACTAATTTAGAATTGATATCAGAAGCGTTTAGCTTTGGAACTGAAGCAATAACAACTAACGCTGATACACATACAACATCAATAGCTGATGGGGCAACAGACCCTGGAAGATCCATGTATCTTAAATATACAGGTACTTTGGACTCAGCTTGTACCATTACTATTGGGCCAAACACAGTTAGTAAAATGTGGTTTATTGAGAATGGAACATCCGGATCTCAAAACATAATTATTTCTCAAGGTAGTGGAGCTAATATTACTATTCCACCAGGAGATGTAAAAGTAGTTTACTCAGACGGAGCAGGAAGTGGAGCAGCAGTAGTTGACGCTTTTGCCAGTCTTAGTGTAGTAGATCTAAAAGTACAAGACGATTTAACGGTTACAGGAGATATAGCAGGAACTTTATCGACAGCAGCTCAACCTAATATTACAAGTCTTGGTACACTTACAGCTTTTAATGTTAATGCTTCAGCCTCATCTACAATAACATGCTCTACTGCTGTAAACCTTCGTTTAAAATCAGTTGATGACGGTGCTTCAGCAGCTCCTATTCTTGACTTTATAAGAACTTCTGCTTCTCCAGCAGCTGATGATAATATAGGTAAAATAAGGTTTAGAGCTGAAGACAGTGCTTCTGTTGAAACGCTTTACGCTAGTATTAGTACTACTATTATTGACCCGACAGATGGCTCAGAAGATGCTTCTTTAAATATTGCCACTATGGTAGATGGCACATCAGTACAAAGAATTGGTATGAAAGAAAATGAAGTAGTTATAAATGAACAAAGTATAGATTCAGATTTTAGAGTTGAAAGTAACGGTAAAGCTAATATGCTATTTGTTGATGGCGGCAACAACCGAGTTGGAGTAAATACTAATTCTCCCGATACAGTTATGGAAATTGTTGATGCAAACCCAGTATTAACTATTAGAGATACTGAAACTGGTGTTGCAAGTGCGAACTCTACTTTAAGATTAGCAGAATCAGGTGGTAGTGATACTTTAGGAGCATATTTTGATGTTGCTATGACTGGACAAAATTTAACATTTGGTCATTCAACTGATGGTAGTGCTGATTCTGAGCAAATGCGATTAGAAGGCAGTACTGGTGATTTTGGAATTGGAACCACTTCTCCAGCCGGTAAACTTCATGTAAATGGAAGCATTATTGCTGATGGAGATGTTAGTTTCCGTAGGGCAGCTAATACTGACCAGTTTATTTCTTTTATTTCTACTATTGCTGGTACAACCATAGCTCAAAATAGTGATGCCGGTGCCAACAAAGGTTTAATAATTGATGCGTCTGTGAATTCATCAGGTGGTGGTTATTTAAAACTTAGAACTGAAGAAGCAGACCGTTTACTTATAGCAGAAAACGGAGACATTTCCTTTTACGAAGATACAGGTTCTACAGCTAAGTTCTTTTGGGATGCTAGTGATGAGAGGTTGGGCTTGGGGACCGCTTCGCCAAATAGAGAGCTTGAATTATCAGCAGCAAATCCAAGGTTTAGAATTACTGATACAGACGGTGGTCATGCAGAAATCTCAGGCAATAGTGGACATTTAAGCTTTGCGGCTGATGCTGGTAATACTCAAGGCGGAACAAGAATAACCTTTGATGTTGATGGTGGGGAAATAGCAAGGTTTAATAGTTCGGGCAAATTAGGAATTGGTACTACAACAATACCAGCAAAGCTAACCGTTTCAGCAGCTTCAGCAACAGGTGGTATTCTTTTACAAGACTCAAGCACTTCATCCGCATGTCCTGTTATACAAGTTATAGGTCAAAGGGCTGATGGTAATACTGGTCAGTCATTCTCAGGTGGACTAGCTTTAGCTCAGAATCAGACAAACGCAAAGGGTGGTGATGGTAAAAAGCTGGGAACAGTTTATTTTGGAATAAATCATACAGACAGTACTGCGGCAAATATTGCTTATTCAGCATCTATATCAGCAGAGCTATCTGGAGCCGCTAACTCAGCAACAGATATGCCTACTGATTTATGTTTTTATACAGGTAGTACCGGTAGAGACTTAGGAACTGCTAACGTCACTTACGGTGACGAGGCTCTCAGAATAGCTGCTTCTGGAAATGTTGGAATTGGGACTGCTAGTCCCGATGGAAATTTACATGTTAGTTCAGGCTCTGCTGGTAGTGTTACAGCATCAAGCGATGCAAATGAATTAGTTTTAGAAGCAGCTGCTAATGTCGGCATGACTTTACTAACTGGTAATTCTTCTATAGCTAGAATTAGATTCGGAGATGCAGACTCAAACGCTAGAGGTAATATATTTTATAACCACTCTAATGATTCATTAGGAATACAAACAGCAGCTTCAACTGCTAT